AGATTTAAAAATAATAGGTTGCTCGTATTCGTCAACGTTGGCAACGTCTTTTAATAGGGATGTACAAAGGATAATAGAAAGCGATATATATAGGTTAATTTTTCCAAAGACATATTTAAATAGTCGCAATGTTAAAAGCGATTCTAGGGGCGGTTATTTGAGAAATAACGACATATTTGAAACGGTGGGTTATACGGGTTTTTATAAATCGGTGGGCGTTGGTGGTTCGTTAACGGGAACTAGTGTAGATATTGCAATAATAGACGACCCCGTAAAAGATGCCGTCGAGGCTTACAGTTTAACGGACCAAGCCCGAAAATGGGAATGGTATACAAACGTATTACTAACCCGTTTACATAACGATAGCAGGCAACTTATAACAATGACCCGTTGGCATAAGAACGATTTATGCGGCCAAATATTGGACAAAATGCCCCAAGGTTGGGAAGTGCTAAAGCTAGAGGCGATAAAAAAAACAAATACAAATATAAACGACCCTAGAGAATACGGCGCCGCATTATGGCCCGATAAACATAGCAAAGAAAAAATTATAAATATAGCAAAGGCAAACCCCGCAACATTTGACGCGCTTTATCAATGCGACCCAAAGCCAAATAAAACGCGATTATATGCAACGGGTTTTAAATATGGGCAAGTAATAAAAAATACAGAAAAAAAAGATTTACCTTTACACTATACAACAGATTTTAACACGGCCCCCTATATGTCGGGTTTAGTTATACAAATGGAATATATAAAAGATAGTTTTTGGCGTGGCTTTACTGAGTATTGGCAAGTTTCGGTACTAAAAGAATTAGCCTTAAAATCACCATTAAACGACGCTAAAAGCCTAGGCGCTGAATTTGAAAAAATTTACCCCGAAATTGAAAGCGGCTTTTTTTTGTATGGCGATGCAAGCGGTAACAATAACACGGGGATAAGTAGTAAGGCGGACACTATAAAAACAAAAACTTTGTTTAGTGATTTAATCGACGGATTAAAGCCAACAACACGGGCAGCGGTAATTAAAAGGATACCAAAAAGCAACCCGAAATATAGAAGCATAGGGCGCGGAATGGTTGGGCGGCGTGTATTTTTAAATGAGTTATTAAACGGCAATAAACCCGCTAGAATATTAATAAACCCCAAATGTACCGAATTAATAGCAGACCTAGAAAATTGCACGCAGGACGCAAACGGCAAACTAGCCAAGCCAAAAGATAAAAACGGAATAGAAAAGCGGGGCCATATGTTGCAAGCGTTAGAATATTTTTTATGTTACCCCGATACGTTGGGTTATTTAGCAAAAATTAAAAAATAATGAACAAAAAAACAAAAAGAGTAATACAAGGCTATACACACGAAAATTATACAACCGTTACAGAGTTAAGCAATTTTTATTCACAAATAGTAACGGGCAAAGGTTACGGCGATTTAATAGTAAATTACAAACCAAGGGAAACAGAAAAACAAAAAGCGCAACGGGTAAGAATCACACAAAACCGCACTAAGTCAATAGCGGGAAAAGTTGAGGGCTTTTTTAAACGTGTTTTTAGGGCCGATAAATTAAAGGTAGACGTAACACACCCAGACGACGAAACGGCGGCACAAATAACACAATATACAACCAAATACGGCAACGACGGCCAAACGCTTTTAACTTGGTCAGAAGAAACCGCACTATTTTATAATAATATAGACCCCAACGCCTTTTATTGGGTTAGACACACAATAAAAGACGGCGCCGACTTTTTCGAGCCTTATATTTTTAAATCGGAACAAGTAAAAGATTATAAAATAAAAAAAGGTTTGGTTAATTATTGCGTTTGTGAATTATGCGAAAATGTAAGCTATATAACAAACTCAACAGAAAAGCAAAAACAAATAAAAATATATTATACTTTCGACAATTCGGGCTTAGAGATAAGTTTAGAACTAAATGACGAAATAGAAAAAAATAGTGACTTTTACAATCAGTTTAAAAACGAGGTAGGCGGCTTTGATAAAATAGAAAAAGTAAAAGATAAAAATTATATAATACTTTTTCAAGCCTCAGAAAATGAAGCCGTACCCGTTACGCGTATAGGTTACAAACACGATAAGCAAACGGGCGGTAAAACTTATGTTAGTTTTTGGGATTCAGCAACCGAGGAATATAAACAACTTGTTAACCGTGGGAGCGAATACGATTTAAGCCTAACCCTACACGCATTTTTACAAAAAATACAATATTATACGCCGTGCGAGTACCAAGACGCAGACACGCACGCAATATGCAGGGGTGGAACCTTACACCCAAGCGGCGAAAGTTGCCCAAGTTGTAGCGGTACGGGTAAA